GGGATGGGAGCATCGCATGGCTCAAGCCAGGGCGAGGCGTCTTTAAGGCCAGAGGGCCTTTTTTCATTTGGGGGCAAGATGCTGAAGAACCCTGCCAAAGAGATGCAGAAGTATCTCGACCAGAACAAGCGCAAATACCAGCAGACCAAGTTCATGAAGGCTTACCGCATGGCTGATGAGTTTGGTAAGGGCTACGAGGTAATCGAGATGCAAAAAGCCATGAAGGGCAAGAAGAAATGATCTGCCCCATTGCTACGCAAGACATCCAAGAGAACCTCAAGGCTAGGGATTGGGCCTTCAAGAATGTTGGCTATGGTCCAGCAAACCCAGAGGAAGAAAACGAGGACTTCTGGCAAGCCAAATCAGACGAATGGCAGACTCCTATCGAGGAAGCCAAGTCAATGCGTTGCGGAAATTGCGCTGCATTCATCCAGACTCCAGAGATGATTGACTGCATTGTTGCAGGAATACAACAAGAAGAGTCTGACCAAGAAACGTACGCCAATGAAGTACAAGACGCTGCGAATCTTGGTTACTGCGAACTTTTCGAGTTCAAGTGTGCTGGAAACAGAACTTGCTCTGCTTGGTTAAGTGGTGGACCAATCACTCAAAAGCTGACTCAGAAGCAAAAGCAGATGCTGAGAATTGCCAAACACGAAGCAATGAAAGGGATGGAATATGAAGATGACTCCGAAGGGCCAGAAGAAGGTAGCTAAAGTGATGTCCGAATGGGGCAAAGGAAAGCTCCACTCTGGCAGCAAAAAAGGACCAGTAGTTAAGAGCCAATCCCAGGCCGTTGCGATTGCAATGAGCGAAGCTCGCAAGGCGATGAAAAAGAAATGACTGCCGCCTGGACCAGAAAAGAGGGAAAGAATCCAAAGGGTGGCCTCAATGAAAAAGGCCGTAAGTCTTATGAAAGACAGAACCCTGGTTCTAACTTGAAGGCTCCTGTAAAGAGTGGAGACAACCCAAGAAGGGCATCTTTTCTGGCAAGGATGGGGAATATGCCTGGTCCAGAATACAAGGATGGAGAGCCAACAAGACTCCTGTTGAGCCTAAAGGCTTGGGGAGCAAACAGCAAGGCAGATGCTAAAGCAAAGGCTAAAGCAATCAGCGCGAGAAATAAAAAATGAGTCTACTAGAAGACGAAATTAAGCCAACACCAAGGAATTACATACTTGGTTTATTGGCTGATGCAGCACAAAGGGCAAATGAGACGGTAAGCCGTCCTGCTGGATACGACAATCCGCCTGGCCGAATTCTGATGAGTCTTCTTGGTGTTCCTGCAATTGCTCAGACTCTTGATAGATTGTCTTATGGAGAGCCATTGACCACTGGCAGAGGAATGACAACAAAAGTCAGACCAGAAGCAATGGAAGCAGCAATGGCAATTGCTCCTGGAGTTGGGCCAGCAACAAAAGCAACTGCTAAAGCAGCTAAAGCCGCTGCAAAAGAACTTGGACCAAAAGCCGCAGACATTGCAGAGCGGTACATGATGGAACAGGGGTTAGCCAAGCCAATGATTGTTTGGCATGGAAGCCCACATAAGTTTAAGAAGTTCGACCCCTCAAAGATTGGGACGGGTGAGGGTGCTCAAGCGTATGGGCATGGGTTGTATTTGGCTGAGTCTCCTGACGTAGCCAAGGCATATCAGCCGCGTGACCCCAATCTAGAGCAAAGAATCATGCAGCGGTATTCGCAAGCGGAAAAGGCAAAAGATTACCCGGCGATGCAGGTGTATGAGGATTACCTGCTGCACAAAACTCCAATGGACGTTGAGCAGGGATTGAAAGAGGCGGGCTTTGAAGGAAAAGACCTCGCGTCAGCGTTAAGAGCGCACAACATTGCAAAGAGGGAATACTTCAATCAGCGCGCTGGTTCCCTCTACAAAGTTGACTTGCCCGACGAGCAAATTGCAAAGATGCTTGATTGGGATAAGCCGCTGAGTGAACAAACGGAATATGTGCGCAAAGCATTGGAGGCGCTTGGATACAAGTACGACAAAGCTGCTTCTAATGCGTATTCTGACGCTCTACTGTCAGCGCTTGAGGGAGACGCAACTTTGGCATTGCCAAAAATGCCTCGCAACCCACAAGGTTCTGAGATTGCTCGCGGACAGGGAATTTTCGACGCTCCAAAAGACAAAGTTATTGCAGAAAAATTGCGTCAAGCAGGTATCCCTGGCATCCGCTATCTTGACCAAGGCTCACGCGGTGCAGGTCAAGGCACCAGCAACTTTGTAGTGTTTCCTGGAGAAGAAGAGTTGCTTAAAATCCTTGAGCGCAACGGGATACCAATAGAGTCACTACTGTAAACTTAAAGAGTAATTGCTATAAACTTAAGCCCGATGGCCCGAAAGGAGTCGGAAACATGAATAAACAATCCTTAAATAATCGAGGAAGACCAAAAGGCTCACCAAATAGGGCTACGGCAGACGTACGGGCCGCTATAGCCACTTTTGCAGAGGGTAACGCACACAAGCTCCAGGAATGGCTTGATCGCGTTGCAGAGGGTTCTGAGGGCATTAGGCCAGATCCTGCAAAAGCCGCAGATTTGTATCTGAGGGCAATTGAGTACCACATTCCAAAGCTGGCTAGAACTGAAGTCAGTGGTGCTAATGGCGAGCCTATCAAGCAGGTGATTACTTGGGCCAAGTAAACGAGATCGTAATTCCGTATAGCCCAAGAACACCGCAGTTAGCAATACACAGTGCTCTTGACCACAATAGATTCGTTGTTGTCGTTGCCCACAGACGGATGGGAAAGACTGTATCGGCCCTGAATCATCTGATTAAAGCCGCAGTCGAGAACGAGAAAGAGGCTCCAAGATACGCTTACATAGCTCCGACCTACACTCAAGCAAAGAGAGTGGCTTGGGACTATTTGCTTAAGTACACAGCTCCATTAAGCGCAACAGCAAACCACTCTGAACTAAGGGTGGACTTCTGGGGGCGCAGGATAAGTCTGTATGGATCTGACAACTTTGACTCACTTCGGGGCCAATACTTTGATGGTGTTGTCCTGGATGAGATTGGAGACCAAGACCCAAGAATCTGGAACGAGATCATTCGTCCATCACTTGCTGATAGACAAGGCTGGGCGCTGTTTATTGGAACTCCCAAAGGGGCGAACCACTTTAAGGATTTAAGAGACAGGGCTGGAGAAGAACCTGGCTGGGCATCACTAGAGTTCAAAGCCTCTCAGACGCAGTTAATCCCGCATGAGGAATTGGTTGCTGCAAAGAGGGAGATGGGTGAAGACAAGTACCAGCAAGAGTTTGAGTGTTCTTTCAATGCTGCTGTGGAGGGTGCTTATTACGCAACCTTCCTCAATGAGTTGGAAGAAAAACAACGGATGGTTGAGATTGAAAGAGACGATCTCACAAAGACATTCACGGCCTGGGACTTAGGAGTTGGTGACTCAACAGCAATCTGGGTGCTTCAGGCTGCTGGGCAAGAATATAGAGTCATGGACTTCGTGGAAAATCACGGTGTTGGACTCGATTGGTACGTAAACTGGATTAAAGAAAACAAGTGGCACACTGCCGAGCACATCCTTCCTCATGACGTTGAGGTTAGGGAACTCGGAACTGGACGCAGCAGAAAAGAAATGCTGCAAGAAGCAGGACTTAGCATTACTGTCGCACCAAGACTGTCTGTTGCTGATGGCATTCAGTCAGTGAGGAGAATGCTTCCAAAGTGCTGGTTCAATATGCCAAAAGTTAAGCAAGGACTTGACGCTTTAAGAAACTATCGACGCGAGTACGACGAAAAAAAGAAACGTCTACTTTGACAAGCCGCTACACAATTGGGCCTCTCACGCAAGTGATGCATTCCGATACATGGCTGTTGGAATAAACACACAAGGCGGCGATTGGAGCAAGCCTTTGTCCGTGAACTTAAAGTGGGTGGTCTGAATGTGGGTTGACAAACAAGGAAACCTTCCGGCGCTTCTTAAGTCTTTGCAAGACAGAATCGCCAAACTGGAATCTGAAGTTGAAGGATTGAAGAATGAATCAAGAGAGCCTGAAAAGCCTGCTGGATCAGGAAATCGACGACGCTATCGGCTACGTGCAGAGCGAAACGACGGAATCGAGAACGAAAGCTCTGGAGTATTACCTTCGCTATCCGTACGGGAATGAGGTAGAAGGCCGCAGCCAGATTGTTACTGGCGAGGTTGCAGAAGTCATTGATGGCGCATTGCCTCAACTGATTCGCATCTTTACTGCTAGTGATGATGTCGTTCGGTTTGAACCTGTTGCTCCTGGCGACGAAGGTCCAGCTAAACAAGCCACAGACTACACAAATTGGGTTTTCTACAAAGACAACCCTGGCTTTGCTCTGCTGCACGATTGGTTCAAAGACGGACTCCTTGAGAAAGTCGGCATCGTTAAGGCTTATTGGGACGATTCCTACGACATCACTAAGGAAACTTACCAAGATCTGACAGACGATGAGTTGACCCTCCTACTTTCGGATGGTACTCGGGAGATCGTTGAACAGGAGACGGTTACCTATCCAGTGTTCAATCCAGATGGATCACCAACGATTGGGACTGATGGCGCTCAACTGATTCAGTCTTCTCATAGCGTAAAAGTTATGAAGAAGACAAAGATTGGGCGAGTAAAGATTGAGAATCTGCCGCCAGAAGAGTTCCTGATCTCTAAGCGTGCTAGGACGATTGCTGACTCGCCTTTCTGCGCACATCGAGTTTTGCTTGCTAGGTCTGATCTGGTTGCGATGGGTTATCCGCAAGAGATTGTTGACAACCTGCCTGCTTACGACGATCTGAGTTTCTCTCCAGAGCGTGTGGCTCGATTCTCTGAAGGAGAGCAACCAAGCGGAATGGAGTCCAACGACCCATCAATGCAGGAAGTTGAAGTCTATGAGTGCTATATCCGCGCTGACATGGATGGAGACGGAATCGCAGAGTTGCATCGGGTTGTCTACGCTGGCAAAAAGATCATGGAGCAAGAGGAAACGGACTATGTTCCGTTCCACAGTCTCTGTCCTATTCCAATTCCCCATAAATTTTATGGGTTGAGCCTTGCTGACAAAGTAATGGATCTTCAACTCCAGAAGTCCACTATTACTCGGCAGATGTTGGATAACTTGTATCTGACAAACAATGCGCGGGTTGGTGCTGTTGAAGGCCGAGTCAACATTGAGGATTTGCTGAGTGTTACGCCTGGTGGCGTGGTTCGGATGAAAGATCCGAATGCGGTTGTTCCTCTTGCTGTGCAGCCAGTTGCAAATCAAGCCTTTCCGATGCTTGAATACCTGGATCAAACGCAAGCAAAGAGAACTGGAATTTCTGATGCAAGTCAGGGCCTAGATCCAAACATCCTACAAAACGTCACTGCAACGGCTGTTGCTGCATTCCAAAATGCATCTTCTGGCAAGTTGGAATTGATCGCCAGGATCTTTGCTGAGACAGGTGTAAAGAGTCTGTTTAAGGGAATCCTGCATCTGCTGTGCAAGTATCAGGACAAGCCACGCATCATCCGCATGAATGGTCAATATGTGGCGATGGATCCAAGGATGTGGAGCAATCAATATGATGTCTCTATCTCTGTGGGTCTTGGTACTGGGAATCAGCAGCAACAGATGGCAATGCTGTCGATGATCCTGTCCAAGCAAGAGCAAATTCTCCAGCAATACGGGCCTGCCAATCCTTTGGTGAGCGTTGGTCAGTATCGGGAGACTCTTGGAAGGATGATCGAGGCGGCTGGATTCAAAGATGCGGCTACCTTCTTCAAGACGATTACGCCACAGATGGATCAGGCTTTGAGCAATCCGCAGCCTCAGCAGCCGCAGCAAGATCCTGCTACACAAGCAATGATGGTTCAGGCAAATGCCCAGATCGCCATTGCACAGCAAAAAGCTCAAGCAGACATTCAGTTGGCAAGAGAGAAAGCTGCTGCCCAGATTCAGTTGGAGCGTGAGAAGGCTGCTGCTGAATTGGTCAGGAAGAAGCAAGAATTTGAAGCCGAGGTCCAGTTGAAAGCCGCTAAAGTCGGTGCTGGCATTGCAACGAACGTACAAATTCCGGGGTAATCATGGCTGACATTGAAACTGGCTACGGAAATGATAGTTACTACGGCCCAGGTGGTGGTTATTACTGGGAAACCTCTGGTCAACCGTCTGGGTCCTCGCAGAACAATGCTTGGCAGACGATGATAAATCCGGCTGATACGTT